GGGCATCTTCGGGACAGAGAAGGAACCCCAGCGCGGGCGACAGCACCCCAACCAGAAACCCGTCGTGTTGCTGGCCGACATTCTGGATCGGTTCGAGGGCGACGTCTACGACCCCTTCCTCGGCTCAGGCACCACCCTGATCGCCGCCGAGCAGCTCGGACGAACCTGCTACGGTATCGAGATCGAGCCCCGCTACGTCGACGTCATCATCCAGCGGTGGGAGAACCTGACCGGCGAGACGGCGGTCCTCGCCGGGGCCGGCGCAGCCGAGGAGCTCCTGGCGTGAGCGAGGCGAACGGGCACGAGACGCGAGCGCGGTGGGTTCCCTGCGAGGACTGCGAGGAGTTTTGGTGCTTACTGCATTGCGAGCACGCCTTTAGCTGCCCGTGTCCGCCAGTCGACGAGCTCGGGTTCGACCCGTACAGCGAGGGGGGACCGTGAGCGAGGCGAACGGGCACGAGATCGAGCTCGAGCTGGGGGCGACCGACGACGCCGGCGACGGCGACGGCGACGGCCGACGTCAACCGGACGATAACGGCCGCGACTCGGCGACCGGGCGGTTCACGGTCGGCAACTCCGGGGGGCCTGGCCGGCCGTCGGGCGCGCTCGACTTCATGTCGATCTGCCGGCGGCGAGCTCGGGAGGCCGACCTGGATCTCGAGGCCCTGGTCTGGGCCGCCGCGCGTGGGCTGTTCCTGAAGGCTTCCAAGGGGGACGCCTCGGCCGCCAAGATCATCCTAGACAGAACCTGCGGCCTGCTCGAGAAGGGCCTCGAGCTGAACGTCGACGCTCGGTCGGTTACGATCGGCCCGCCAGTCCCGCAGGGCGGCGACTTCGTCGACTACGTCCGCAAGCTCGGCGAGGTCGCCGAGCACCAGCACCGCCGCCTCGAGGGTGGCCTGGTGGCCGGCTCAAACGCGGAACCCGAGGGCTCGCAAGGACTTACGTCGAAAAACGCCCCAACACTACATAAGAACCGTTATCAGAACATAGCTTCCCCCGACGGAGCCGACCCCGTAAACCCCTGCCCCGACAAGGGTTTAGGCCCGCTGCCGCTCGAGGCATCGGACGTAACTATTAGCGCGGGAGAACCCGGTGGACGTCGGCGGAAAACCGACAGCCCTGGGGCCGTGGAGCCTCGAGCTGAGCCTCGAGCTACCCAGGGCACCGACCCACCCGAGACCACGGTCGAGGGCCCCCAGATCGCCGCCCAGGGCGATCCCAGCGGGAAAAGGCCCGATGATACCGCCGAGGCCGCAGGCCCGCAGGAGGCGAATACGAAGGCCGCCGCTAGGGCTATGCGTAAGGCTATACGCGAGACGGCCTTACAGGCGATCGACCAGGCAGCCGGCCAGGCAGCCGACCAGGCAGCCGACCAGGCAGACCAGGCGATCGACCAGGCAGCCGGCCAGGCGACCGACCAGGCCCTTCCCCCTCGGCATCTGGACAAGGCTAATCGAAACCAGAAAAACCAAAAAACATCAGCGACCGACCAGGCCCTTCCCCCTCGGCATTTGAACAATGCCAATCGAAACCAGAAAAGCCAAAAAACCTCAGCGACCGACCAGGACCTCGAGGACCTCCTGGCGTGACCGACCGCCGCGAGCTGGAGGCCGAGGCCCAGGCCCAGATAGCGGGAGCCTTCGAGGCCGCGTGCCCCAACGTCCTTGGGAATCCGTATATCCCGCACTGGCCGCTACCGGCTCAAGCGATGTTCCTCGGCTTGCACCAAACGCACAGGACCGGCGGGCGGGTGTTCCAGGCGCTATATGGCGGCGCGGCTGGCGGGGGCAAGTCGGACGCCCTGCTAATGGCCGCAGCGCAGTTCGCATGGAAGTTCCCAGAGTTCGCGGGGATCATGTTCCGGCGGACCTTCACCGACCTAGCCCAGCCGGGCGCGCTCATGGATCGGGCCCTAGAATGGTGGCGACCTGCTGGTGTAAGTTGGGACGGTACGAACAAAATTTTCCGGTTTCCGTCGGGCGCAAAAGTCGCAATGGCCTACCTGAAAAACCCCGACGACCACACGCGCTACCAGGGCGCAGAGTACCAGCTCGTCGCGTGGGACGAGCTCACGCAATGGCCCAACGCCCGCGCCTACGAATACGTCGGCTTATCCCGCGTCCGCCGGCCAGCCGGGAGCTCTATACCGCTCCGCACGCTCGCGGCAAGCAACCCCGGCGGTCCTGGGCACAACTGGGTAATGGCGAAGTTCGTCGGCGGCCTGGACCCGGTGACCGGCGCGACGCTCGAGCCCGAGCACCCCTACGTCCCCGCGCGCATCCAGGACAACCCGTATCTCGACCGCGACGCATACGTCGAAGGGCTCGAGATGCTGCACCCGACGGTCCGCGCGCAGCTACTAGACGGTGACTGGCGCGCCCGCGACCCCGGCGAATACTTCCGCGCCGAATGGTTCGGTCCCCTGCTCGATCCTGAAACGGACGCCTGGCCGAGCTCGGACTGCCTGCGGGTCCGGTGGTGGGATCTGGCGGCCAGCGAAAAGCCGGGGGCCTGCCATACCGCGGGCGTCAGGATGGCGCGCCACCGCTCGGGCGTCCGCGCTGTCGAGCATTGCCGCAGCTTCAAGGCGACGCCGGGTAAGCGCGACGACCTAATCGTGCAGACAGCCAAGGGCGACGGTCGCAGCGTCGTCGTCGGTATCGAGATCGAGCCGGGCAGCGGTGGCGTCGCGCAATTCCACGCGCTCGAGAAGCGCCTGCGGCTGGCCGGCTTCCGGGTCGCTGGGGCCCGGCCGCGCGCCGAGCTCACCGACGCCGAGAGCCGGACGATGATCCGCGCGCCGTCTAGTAGCAACGCCAAGGCGGCCCGCTGCGACCCGGTCGCCTCGTGCCTCGAGCGAGGCTACCAGCGCCGCGGCGAGGGCGAGGACACGGGCGGCCAGTGGTGGGGGATCGACGAAGGCCGCGCCCCGAGCGAGCAGGCCGACGGTATCCGGCTATTCGCTGGACCGTGGACGCAAGCCTACCTCGACGTGCTGGAATCCTTCCCCGACGGTGACCGGCTCGACGAAGCCGACGCCACGAGCGGCGCTTGGGCCTACCTGGAAGCGCACGCCCTGGGGAGTCGTATCCCGGCGGCCAGGTCGACGCGCCGGATCCCCGCCGCCGAGCTCGCGAACGTCCACCCGGCCGACCGCCCCGATGTCGCCGAGGAAGGTAAGGACAAAGGCGGGCTGTGGCTGCCGGGCTAGATGGGCCAGAGATGGCCTAGAGATGGGCCAGAGATGGCCTAGAGATGGGCCAGAGATGGGCCAGAGATGGGCCAGAGATGGGCCAGAGATGGGCCAGAGATGGAACCGCTAGGGGGCTAGGGCCTTGTCTAGACCCGCCAAAACAAGGACTTACGTCGGGCGGATATTTTGTCGATATCGGAGGCGAAAAGAGTAGAAAGAGGTGGAATCCTCCAGCCTCTCGGGTAGTCTTTCTGGCACGGGAATATTCCCGCACTACCCACTAGCGAGAACCTGAACCATGAACCTGAAACTAAACAATCGCAACGATCTCCGCACCCTGAACGCCGCAATGCAAAAGGCCCTCGACGTCGTCGCAGCCGAGCACGGTCTGAAGCTCACGATCAAGAGCGGCACATTCGAGCCGGACGGGTCGCGCTTCACCACTAAACTCGAAGTCCTCGCCCCGAATGAGTCGGGCGAGATCGTCAGCAAGGAGGCGCAGGACTTCCAAAAGTACGCGCACCACCACGACCTGAAAGCCGACGACCTCGGAAAGGCGTTTCGGAGCAACGGCCACGGCTTCACGATCTCCGGCATGAAGCCCCGTAGCCGTAAGTTCCCGATCCTCGCGACGCGCGACGACGGTAAGACGTTCAAGTTTACCGCCGAGGCTGTCGCGCAGAATTTGAAGCGGTAAGCCGACCAACCCCAACCAAACCAGACTCCTAGTTTTTCCCTGAACCTGAACCATGAAAACAAAGCAAACTAGCGCGGCCATCTACACTCTCAAAACCTACAAGATCGGCCGCGCCATGAGCGACGGCTACATCATCGACTACTCGGTGTTATGCCCCGACGGGCTAGTGCTCCATTTTATGAACGACGGCGGCGGCGGTCCTGACCATTGCACGCACGGCGTCCAAAACCGGGAGACGGTTTTCGCGCCAGAGCAGGAGCAAGCCCTCGCCGAATGGTGCGAGACGCAGCCCGAACTCGTCGCATACCACAAGGATTTCGCGGAGAAGTACGGAAGCCCAGAATCGAAGTGCGATGAGTTACAGGCGATGCACCGGAAAAACTGGAAACCTTCAACCGACGGCTCGACCTCGATCTGGGCCGAGGAGCAGGGCGCGGCGCTGGAGTTCCAACGCACGATCAAGCGGACCGCCAAGCGGACCGTCTGCTGGCACAACCCCGGCGATACCGAGGGGCTGCGTTACTACACCATCAAGCGCGGTCGCAAGTTGACCGACGAGGACCGCGCACGCCTCGCGGCGAAAGTCCGCGCGGACTACCCGGACGCGATCATCCACGGCGGGGGCGAATAATGAAGACCCAACGATACGCAGAAGACGGGGAACGTCTCACAGACTGTTGCGGTTGTTACTCGACCTACTCGCATACCGCGCTGGACGACGCGCCAGTGCTTTGCTGCAAGAAGTGTTGGGAGGAAGTGGAAATCGGCGAAGGGGACGGCACCCAACGCAAGCCACGGGCCGAGATGACCGCTAAGGAAAGGAAAGCCGACCTCCTTCGCTTTATCGGAAGCGACCGCCACCAGTGGGCCGACGCTCAAGCGGTGGAGGACTACATCCACAAGATCCCGCTAACGCGGGACGAGGCGGGGTTCTTCGACCGCTTGCTCTCGGCTGCCCGTGAGCACGAGGCGAACGACTAGCACCGTCCAACTTGCGACAAGACCGGAGACCTTGCGGGGTCTCCGGTTTTGTTTTAAGCGGCGAACACGTTACGCCCTGAGCGGGTAGCGGTATCGACGGCAGCCGTTACCCTGCGCGTAGGAGGGGGAGACCATGCGCGCAGCGTTCGCGTTTTTAGTTGTTTGGGTTTTTGCAGCCCTGCCGTTAGCAGGGCAGGACATACCGACAAGGCCGGGGAATATTCTGTACGGCCAGAGCTGTCGCGACCGCGCCGTGCTGTTCTACTTGGCGGCACCCGTGCGCGGCTTGTCGCTCGACTACATCGTCGACGTCGGGGACGGTGAGCCTCGGGCGGCGGTCGCGTGGCTCGGTATCGGGTTCAACAAGAGCCGCATAGCGATCGGCAAGGCGCAGGGCCAAACGTGCTGGTTGCTGGTTGCGCCGTCGTGGGTCGTGCCAATCGCCCTGGTTGACGGCTACGCCGCGCGGTCGCTACTTCGCGTCCCGCGTGATCCGGCGCTAAAGGGCCTGCCGCTATTCGCGCAGCTCCTATACGACTCGCCCCGGTTCGGCCTGGCGCTATCGCGCGGCGTGCAAATGAGCGTGCAATGACTTAAGACGCAACCCACAGATACGACGCAAGCGCCGCGAGGACGAAGGCCGCCAAGCGCCAACGGCGAATCCTGCGGT